CGACCTCGAGCGTGAGATCAAGCGGTATCGGAAACAGGTGAACCATGTCGCCGGCCTGTCGATCGTCACGGACAAGCCCAACACCAAGGGGGAAGTCCATCTCTGTCAGTGCTTGGAGTACCTCTGCGCGTACCGCCCGCATTACCACCGCCCGCCGAGCCGCTCCAGCGAACCGGATCCATGGTGGGTTAAGTGGCTCGTTGAGCGAAAAAAACGGCTGACAAACGAGCAGGGTTCGTATGTCTACTTGGGGCCTCAATCTGGAGGACGCAATGAGTGATCAATGGGCGATGCCGATCCCGAACATTGGCGATGTGGTGCTGTTCAGCACAGACCTACGGGGATTTTCCGACCCGACCGTTGGCTGGGTCGCCTCAGAACCGGGTGATTCGACCATAAGCATTCTGACCTTCACGCCGACCGGCTATGTCGTGGTCAGAAATAGCGTCCATCACAAGGACGATCCAGCCCTCATGGGCGACCACGGCTGGCAGGATCTGGGGGCCTGGGACTTTGCTCCCGGCACGAAGGCGATTCGTGAGCTGATGGCACCACCAGAAAAGAGCGAGAACAAGCGTGGCCGAGAAGCTGCCGGCAAGTAATCCCCTTCGCCAGATCGTCACAACGTGGACGAAAAAGCTGAAGGCGGCGCAGGAATATAAAAAGCCGTTCAACGAAGACGCGAAGGAGGCTTCGCAGTTCTTTGACGGTGAACACAATTTTATGTGGCGGGATTCGTATGCGCGCGGCGAGCGCGGGTACAACTCCTCTATCGCACCCCCGGCCTTCAGAATTCAGCTCAACCGTGTTTTCGAGCTGGTCGAGATTTTCGCCAGCGTCATCTACCACCGGAATCCCGTCCGCACCGTGAGCGTGATGGGGCATCCGCAGTTGTCTCCCGAGGCCTTCGGGATGAACTCGCCGGCCGGCCCGATGGGGCTGACGCCCGAGCAGCAGCAGATCATGCAGATCGCGATGCAGGAGCAGGCCGAGCGAGACGGCCGAGGCATCGCCGCCAAGCTGATGGAAAGCTATCTCAACTGGAGTCCCGTCGAGTTGGACTTGAAGAAGCAGGCCCGCCGCGTGGTCAACGAGGCGATGGTCAAGGGGATGGGCGTCTTCTGGACAGAGATGACGATCATCGACACCAGCGGTGACGCCAGCCGGCCGCCGATGCGAATGGTCGGTTCGTTCTACGATTCGGTGGACAACCTCCTTATCGACCCGGATTTCGACAATCCCGATGACATGCTCTGGTGTGCGAGGAAGTGCGTTCGGCCCATGGCCGAGGTCGCCGCCACCTACAACATCCCGATCGAGGATCTGAAGAAGCACCTCGAGCGTGACGAGAACAAGCTTGGCCGCGAGCCGCGGGGTAAGAAGAAGGCCCAAGAGAATACGAACGAGCTGGTCACGTTCTGGAAAATCTACTCGAAGACCGGGACGGGCGATCGGCTCAAGGACGCCCCCAAGGAAAGCAAGGGTGTCTTCGATAGCCTGGGGAAGTATGTCTATCTGGTGGTGTGCGAGGGTGTGCAGTACCCCCTCAATGTGCCGCCGTCCGTGATGGACGAGGAAGTCGATCCGCAGCTCGGCGTCCCGCAAAGCCTGGTGGCCCGCACCTCTTGGCCCATCCCGTTTTATGCCGACCCGAACGGCTGGCCGTTCACGCCGCTCTCGTTCCACTGGAAGTCAGGGTATGCGTGGCCTATCAGTCACATCCGGCCGGCGATCGGTGAGCTGCGGCTGTTGAACTGGGCGATGTCTTTCCTCGCGACCCGGATCGCGACGAGCTGCGAAACGATGGTGGCCGTCACCAAGGCGGCCGACCAAGACATCAAAGATCAGATCCTCGCCCCCAGCGAGGGCGGGTTCAAGATTGTTGAACTGTCCGAGCTGCTCGGCCGTCGCATCGAAGATGTGATGTCGGTGTTTCAATTCCCACAGGTCACAAAGGATCTCTGGGACATCATCTCCGCGGTGTCTGATCTGTTTGCTCAACGCACCGGCCTAACTGAACTAGTGTACGGTTACACCAGAAGCCAGTTCAGAAGCGCCGCAGAAGCAACGATCAAGAACGAGAACATTTCGGTCAGGCCCGACAACATGGCGAACGAACTCGAGGACTGCATGTCCTTGTTGTCTCGCCGCGAGGCCCTGGCCGCCCGCTGGCTGCTCGAGCCGCAGGATGTCGTGCCGGTGCTTGGCCAGCTCGGCGCCGCTGCGTGGGGCCAGCATGTGATGTCCCGCGACATTGTGGATCTCACTCGCGACTTCCTCTACCGAGTGGAAGCGGGATCCGCGCGAAAACCCAACAAAGCAACCAGGGTGGAGCAGATGCAGCTCGCCGTGCAGACGCTCGGCCCGATCCTCTCTGGCCTGGTTGGTGCCGGCGTGGTTGAGCCGTTCAATGCACTTATGAAGGATTGGGCGGGTTCACTCGACATCGACCCCACCCCGTATCTCGTCCCGCAGCCGAAACCCCCTGCCGCCGCGCCACCATCGCTCCCTCCCGGTGATGGAAGTGCTGCGGCGGCAGGGGCGCCACCAGGCCTCCCGTCGCCAGAGATTCCGCAGGAACTCCAACCCTCCGTGGGCTGATGGACAAACGGCTGCGGAAACGTCAGTCGAACCTCTGGGTGCGCTATGGGATCACCCTAGCAGCATTCGAGCGTCTCGAGGCCAGAAATAGAGGTAGGTGCGAGATATGCGACCAAGCCAAGCCTCTGTGCGTAGACCATTGCCACAACACAAACGCCGTTCGCGGGCTGCTGTGCAAGGCCTGCAACTCTGCTATCGCCCTCTTGGGAGACTCTTCTGATGGCCTCCGAAAAGCTTTCAAGTACCTCGATCGCCACGATCGCCGTACCCGCGGATGTGCGAGCCGCCGGCCCCAGCGTGGTGGAATTCTTCGTGAGATTGAGATCCGAGGGGGCGACCGAGAGGTGGGCCTCCATGTGCGCCCTGCAACAGCCGCCGGGGGTGAAGGGAACGGATCGGGCGTTCATGCAGGGCCGGATGAACAACCAGCAGCTCGACCAAATGCCCGTCGATCACGCAAGAAACATCGTCACGCTGGCGAATCGCGCGGGGATCAACGTGAGCGGCAAGTACTACGCAGGCGGGCTGGCTGACGGCCGTGGGCCGGCCGACCCGCGGGCCTGGGTGTCTGGTGCGGATGACATCAAGCGAGTCGCTATGGAGCGAAACCTGACCGTTTCTGGGGCCGTGGATCACAAGGGCATCCCCGTCGAGCGTGCGAAGTCGAAGCCTCTCAGCGATCGGCTGACCAAGGAGCTGATGCAGCGGGAGCGTAAGAACCACCCCGGCATGAAGGCCGGTGAGCTGCGGGAGATGGTCGTGTCGAAGTACGGCCGGAAGGTCAAGAAATGAATACAGCTCAAGACCTCGTCTACTACCTCATCTCCGGTGCCGGCGGCGGCGCCCAGGACGGCGAGCATACTGTCGTTCGGCAGGCCGTGATCCACGGCGTCCGCGAGGTGATGCAGTGCCGGAACTGGCTTTGGCATACCCGCACGGGATCCTTCACGACCGAGCAGATCACGACCACGGCGACCGTAACGAACGGCAGCAAGAACATGGTCGTGGCTGACGCCACGGGATTTGTCCCTGGCCGGATGGTCGATGTCAGCGCCGAGTTCTTCTCCAATCCGATCCGCATCCAATCCGTGAATGGGAACATCGTCACGGTCGATGTGGCGGCCAAGCAGAATGGCAGTGGCATCACGGTCAAACCCCAGACCTACTACGATCTGCCGGCCGACCTCAAGGACATCGACTCCTTGGTGACGAACACGGTCGGCACGCTCCACTGCTACCTCTCTCCGCAGGAGTGGCAGCGGCTCGAGGTCAACACGCGGGGCAGCGGCGAGCCTTATTACTACACGATCATGCGGTCGGACAACGACCCGGATCGCTACCAAGTGCGGTTTGTCGGCGTCCCGGCCGGCGGCACGGTGGTTCACTACACCTACCGCATCACGCCGAAGCCCATCAAGTACATGGGCTATGAGCGGCTGGCCCGCCAAGGGACGGTGAGCCTCTCGCTGACCACGGCAAGCAACATCCCCACCGTCACTGGATCCGGCACGGCATTCCCGCAGGACTGTGCCAGCGCCTACATCCGCTTTGGCGCTGCCGGAATGGATGCAGACCCAGCCGGCTCGACCACGCCATTCGTGATGGAGCGACGAATCGAGAAGTGGAACTCTGCAACAAGCCTCTATGTGAGCAGCGAGACGATCTACAACCGCCCCGGCCCGTATGGCATCCCAAGCCAAGACGAGTATGACGGTGGCGTTGTTGGCAATACCACGCCGTCTCCAAGCGTTCTGTACTCGAGCGAAGCCGTGACGCTTCCCGCGAACACCAAGTACGCGATCACGGATGTCATCGACGCGAGCCAGCAGATGTACACGGCGATCTTGTCTGCCTGCGACATGTGGTACGCGCGCATGGCCGGCAAGCCGTTTAACGATGCGATGGTCGTGTTCACACGCGATCTGCGATTGGCCATGGAGGCCGACATCGTGACTCCGCGTTCTGGCCATGCGAGCGGCTACAGCTACTCCACCCCGCGGTCGGCCGGTTGGTATTCCCACATGCGGCCTGACATTACATGAAGATCAGACAGTGGCTGGGTTTCAATGAGGATGCCTCGCAGTATCTGCTGCGGCCGGGGGAGCTGCGCGTCCTCAACAACCTTCAGTCACGCCGGCCTGGGATGCTGATTGCCCGCCGCGGTCTGAAGAAGATTTACGGCAAGTATGACGATGAAACCATCTACGGCCTTTACCGGCGAGCCTCAATCATCGGCAGCCCATCCGACTTCTTGTGGTTTCAGAAGGTTCGTGTTCTTCGGACGTTGACGATCAGCGAGATCACATCACTGACTGATCCGTATGAAGATGTTTGGATGGTCAGGCGGATCGACGGCAATCAGTCTCGAGTGATCGACACGCTGCCAATTTCCCAAAACGGCACAACAAACATCAGCAACTTCTGCATTGCCGAGGACAGGCACGGCAGAATGTTCATCGTCTACGGCCACGACGCCAAGCCGAAGCTCTACCGGCCGGCCGACTTGGCGAACGTCGCCTTGGAGATGGGGCTTGACGCACCGCTATCAGCCCCCTCCGTGACGCCGTCTGGCACGGGCTACTACATCGAGAGCATCGATGTGAAGAGCGGTGGCGGATCCTACTACGATCCCCCCGACATCACGATCCTCGGCGGCACCCCGGATCGGCCGGCAAAACTCAAGTCGGTGGTGCAGAGTGGCAACGTGGTGGGCGTGAACATCCTCGACGGCGGTGCCAATTACCAATCCACTCCCGAGCTGGCCGCTGCTCTCGA